CTAATGCTGCTGTTGCTGGTAAGTATGTATCATTGTGGCAATACGATGGAACGCATGGTAACGGGTCAGCTCCTGGGGCAGTAGCGGTGCCAACGAATAGCACCAATGGTGCGCTGCCTATTACCAATCCTGGTGGTTCAAGAGAAAAATGGTTAACTCAAGTTTCTGGCGCTAGTAGTGCTGCGGGCGTTTTATTACTTTATGATAGGCTGCTTCATATAAGCGGATTGAGCGGAACATCTACAGCTGACCAGACAGTACAAGGCGCAAGTCCCAGTGTAGTTCTTACGCGCAATACTGGAGGCGTTGGAAATATCGTTTTTTACGAAGTGTATACTCAAATTGGAGCAACTGCGACAACGATTACAATGACATACACTAATAGCGCAGGCACAGGAAGCCGCACGTCTACGCAAACGATTGGAGGTACTGGATTTAGAAATGCTCAGTCAGGCTACATAATTCCATTAGCCGCTGGAGATAAGGGAGTTCAAGCAGTTGAAAAAGTAAAGCTTACTGCAACTACAGGAACAGCCGGAGACTTTGGAATAACTATTGCAAAGCCAATAGCATATATTCCTATTGGAACTGTCGGAGTAATGGGATTTAGGGATTTTAGCACTGGTTTGCCAGGGATACCTAAAATAGATACAGATGCTTGTTTAGCGTTTTTGTTTTTATCAAACTCAACAACTGCACCGGAGCTAACTTACGGTTTAAGTTTTGTAGAAAAATAACATGGCTCTTAGTAACTACAGTGCTTTTTACAATGCCTTGCAGGAGCAAAACTCTGTTAATGCAATAATAACAGGAGGTACTGGTGCAAACACACGATTGCATGATTTATACAGAGGAATCATAGATCCAACTACGGGCGCTATTCCTGCAATACCATCAACAGCAGTTGCATTAAGCAAATCTAATACTACAGCACTTAACTATTATTTACCGAACTACTCCCCTGAGTTGCCTTATATTGTAGGTGCAAGATCGAGCACTCAAGGCGTAATTGGTTATTATTTAGTTATAGATAGGTTGTCGCATCAAGGTGGTCTTGATGGAAATAGTGCTTTAACTCAAACTACCAATCTTCCAACTGCTGCTTTAACACGATTTACAAGCGGTGTTGGCGTAATGATAGGATTAACAATTTATACAGCAGTTGGTACCGCAGGAAGCACTGTTACAGCCTCGTATACTAATCAGGCAGGAACATCAGGCCGAACTACAGTTGCTCAAGTATTTGGAACAAGTGCAAATAATACGACAGGAAGAATGTTAATACTTCCTCTTGCCGCTGGAGATACTGGAGCAAGGTCTGTAGAAAGCGTTACTTTAGCATTAGCCACCGGAGCGTCAGGAAACTTTGGCGTAACACTATTCAAAATATTAGGGGCAATAGCTTTAGATACTACAAATAATAGTTTTACAAATGACATGATTACTGGAGGATTGCTTGGCGGCATCCCTGAATTGCAAGATACAAGTCATATTAGTTTATTAGGGGCATTTAGCAATACAACTAGCTCAGGTAACGCAACTCTCTTAATAGCAGAGGGGTAAATGGCAACTAGGAGGTTTTTTGACGGGGCGCAAATTGAAATTGGCTCTTTGCCGATTGAAGGCGCTGCCGTTCAAACTATTGCCCTAAACCGTTTAGAGTCCACTGCTCAAACTTTCAATCCCACCGTAATTAGGCAAGCATCGAGTGTAATAACTCTTGATAGACTTGAATCAGCAGCACAGATATTTTTGCCTACAGTTACCAGGCAAACTTCTAATGTAATTAGTCTTAATAGGCTTGAATCTACCGCACAAATCTTTCTTCCTGTAGTAGTTCAAGCAGGTGGCGTTCAAACAATTACGCTTAACCTGCTGGCCTCTACAGCGCAGATATTCTTGCCTACCATTACACTAACTTCTGGTATTGTTGATACATCTGACATTCTTAACAGATATAGGCGCAAGCGGTCAGAATCCAAAGAAGAGGAAGAAATTGCCGCACAACTACTTAAAGCTAGGCAAAAACGGCCACAAGTAGAACAAAAGACTAGAGAGCTACGCAACTGGAAGAAGTTAATTTACGAAGCAATTTACGGCGCAGAAACTATAGAAGAATTAGAATCTATAGAAACACCGCCTATCCCTACAGACTCTCCAGAAGTAGTTGCGGCAATTTTAGCTGAAATAGAGCAACAAAAAGCAGCAAAGAGAGCAGAGCTAGAGTTAAAGCAAGCTCAATTAAAACTAAAAATGGAGGAGGCTTCCCTTCAAGCAGTTCAATTAGAATCGCAAATTAGTAGCAAATTAGAAGAGCAAAGGCGCTCTGTAGAAGCCATACAAAAATTAAAAGAGGAAATAATGAGCCGTCATGCTATAGCTGTAGAGGCAGCAAGGCAGATGGAAATGCAAGCATTTTTGCAACTACAAGAAGCTGAACGCAAAGCTGAGGAGTTTACCCGCAAGCGAAATAACCGTATAAAGCGACTAAAGGCGCTAATGTGGCTAGCTAAAATAGATTTATGAGCAATAAATATAAATTGTTTCAATATTGTCCAATTCAAAAAAAAGTAGTTCCAATAGAAAAAGTGCAGCGCACTTCAAATGCTCGTGACCTGTTTATACAAGACGAGATGGAGCCGGTGCGTAATCCACTTAATCCAAAGGAAATCTATACCAGTAAATCAAAGCTCAGAGCGGCCTATAAAGCTGCTGGAGCTATTGAAATTGGCGATGCCTACGATAAAGGGTACATCCCAGATCAGGAGTCTGGCGCATCCACTCGTAGAATGGCCAAGTATTTAACTAACCAAATAATTGATAGGTATAGAAATGGAAGATAACGAAATCTTAAATCCGTCCGATACTGAGGTTACCGTAGAGCGAGAGCCAGCTAATTTGTCTATCAGACAAACGCTAAAACAACAGTTGAAAAACGTTAATGATGAGAGCGAAAGTAGCGATAATGCTACTCAAGCAGAGCAGCCGTCCGATAGCGAGGCCGTAGCGGTTGAGGAGGTCAGCGCTCCTGTTACCCCACCAATGGTTCCACCTGCGGATATGAATGCCGCAGAAAAAGAGGCGTTCTTGAATCCTACTCCGGCTAATGCTCATGTTTTGCAATCCTATCTAAACCGTAGGGCTTATGAGACACGTTCTGACTATAGCCGAAAAATGCAGGAGGTAGAACAATTAAAACGCCAAACCTCTGGCCTTTACGAAACTATAAAGCAATACGAAGACGAGTACGCTAGAGACGGTATTTCTATAGCTGATGTCACCAGGCGGGCAGTAGCTTGGGATAAGGCTATGCAAAGCAATCCAGTAGAAACCGCCTTGGATTGGCTGGACTCTTATGGGGTAAGGCTAGAGGAGCTAACTCAGCACCAACCTCAAGAACAAGCCCCTGCTCAATACCTAACCAAAGAAGAGGCAGAGCGCATAGCTGATGAGCGATTCAAGTCAATCCAGTCAGAGCAGGAAAAAAAGGCCCTTGAGTACTACAATCAACAGGTTGTAAACTCATTTATGAGTAACAAGCCGTTATTCAGAGATCCAGAAACAGCGTCGCAATTAGAGGCTGAGATGGCTCCAGTTGTTCAGGCTCTTAACGCTACAGGGCGGTATTCCTCCCCTGAGCAAGTATTAGAGACTGCATACAACTACGTAGTAAACGGCAATCCGACTTTTTCCGGCCTCGTTCAAAAAATGGCCGCAAAGCCGGCGATACAACAGCAGCAGCAGGTCGTTCAAAAGGCCAAGCAAGCTGCCAAATCAATATCTGGCTCCACCGGTAGTGGGACTCCCAGAGTGCAATCAAAATCACTAGGGGATAACCTACGTCGGCGATTCGTAGGAGAATAGCCATAAGGTTATCCCGCAAACTTTAAGGGATAACTAAAATGGCTAATTTAGAAGAGGCAATAGTATCTACCCTCTTTGATCAATCAGAAGAAATTGCTGATGTTGTGCTCCATCACAACCCAGTAACTTCTGTATTGGATGAGAAGGGTAGAATCAAGAAGATTGGCGGCGGCTATGAGCTGCGTAAGCCAGTAATGTACAACGATGCAGCAGTAGGTGGATTCTATCAGGGATACCAGCCTTTTGACTTGTCCTCGATTGATGACCTTACAGCTTTCCGTTTTCAGATTAAGCAGTGCTATGAGCCTGTAGCGATGAACGGACGCGAGCGTCGTGCAAATCGTGATGAGGCAGCTCTCCTTGACTTGGCTGAGGCTAAGATGGAAGCAGCTATCGAGCGATTGAAGAACACAGTGTCCACCTCCCTTCGTGGCGATGGAACTGGGTCAGGCGGATTGGAGTTTGACGGTATTAAGAAAGCCGTTTCGACTTCGCCTTCGTCTGGTACTTACGGCGGAATTGATCGTACTTCTAACTCATGGGCTAGAAACTACGCTACAAACGTAACGCTTTCTGCTGCAAATGTTCAGGAGACTATTACTGATGTTATCAGCCGCTTAACTCGTGGTTCTGAGGCACCAGATTTGGGTCTTATGGATCGCACGGCGTGGAAGTATCTCCATAGCTCACTAACCGCTATTCAGCGTATTCAGCTTCCTACAAAGAAGGCTGTAGCTGGATTTCGCGTTCTTAGCTATGACGGATGCGACTTCGTATTCGATGGCGGATTTGGATCGTCAGTTCTTGAAACAAATTCATGTCGTTTGCTCAATACTAAGTATTGGACTTTTGACATGGTTCGAGGCGCTGACTTTAAGCCGCTAACACCAAGTATGGATCGTCCGATTGACCAGGATGCTTTCTTCACCGTAATCATCGTTGAAGGAAACCTCTGCTGCTCAGCTCCGGCTCTCCAGGGTGTAATTTACGCTTAATAGGAGGGAAGGAATATGTCACAAGTAGGATCGTTTGGTGTTAATTATAAGAAGACTTTTACGGATGCTAATCTTCCGCTGCCAGTGGCAGTAGGAACAGTAGGATCGCTTGTAGAAGGCGACTTCGTGTTTGTTCAGGCTGATGGAGCTGTTGACCAGTATGGTTTCGTTAAAATCGAAGCTGATGGTCAGGCTGCTATGCTGACAACTACAAACGCTGGATCTAATGCACTTATGGTTGGCGTAGCTCAGGTAGCTGCTGCTGATAATGAGTACCTTTGGGTCTGGATCGGCGGCCCGATGGGCGGTGGTGTAGGTAAGGGAATCAAAGGCAAGGTAGCTGCTGGCTTCGTTGCTAAGGCTAACCTTAACACGACTGCTACGGCTGGCGTGGCTGATGATGCCTCGACTACGCTAATCAAGGGTGGTGTTGGACTTGCTTCAACAACTCCTGCGGCAGCAGTAGAGCTTGGTTCCGTAGATCATCTGCGGGTCAACTAACCTAACTGGGGGGTAGCAATACCCCCCTTTTTGTGAGGATTTATGCCAACAGTTACTAATCTTATTGGCCTTGGTATGCCACCTGAGCATGCAGTGCAGATATGCGACGGGGTGCAACCTGCCGTAGTAAATGCTACTGCCGCTGGTGTTCGTACAAAAATGGCTATCAACGACGTAAACAATACAACTCCAACAGCAGCAGAGCTGACAACTTCGTTTGGCGATCCTGCAACTGTAGGAACTGGTTTTGTAGGTATTGTTAAAGATGCTGATGCTGATACTAACTGCTTTGTAGTGGTATCAAACGGAACATCTTTTTACTACCTCAAGTTTACTAAAGCTTTATAGCTTTATAGGGGGGAGCAATCCCCCCGCTTTATTAGGTGATTTATGACATGCTTTGCAGGCAATACAACAACCGCAACTCCTACTATTGCTACAGCTACTAGCGTTACAGTCTTAGCCGCTAATGGTGCTCGCAAATTTTTACTTATTCAAAACAACTCCGCTGCTGATATAGCTATTGGATTAGAAGGACAAACTTTAACAGGAATAGCCCCAACCTCTACTAATAAATGCTTTGTACTTAAAAGCACAGCAGGACTTAATACAATACGTTTTGAGGCTGGTTTTGTTCCGGCTGGAGCTATAACAGCTTATCAGACAAGTGGTAGCCCTATTAACACAGTGACGGTTATTGAAGGATAGTGCTATAAATAAGTAGGCACTAATGCCTATTTATGGAGATTAGACAATGGCACAAATAGATTGGCAAAGCATAATGTCAGGCCAGCAGCAGCAGAAAAAGCGTTATGCTGGAATGAACGTGCAATTCTTTTATGCTTACAATGAGAACGAGGAAAAGTCGCTAAAAGAAGGCCGTCCGATTTTTGATGAAATACCTTCAATTAGCATTCAAGTCCCAGGTGGAGATACCACAGTAAGGCGCATTGAGCCGCAGGATATTCAAGAGTATCCAGAAAAGTACCAGGCTTTTAAGGCTGGTTCTGAGCCTGTAAGTGAAGGAACTCCCCTTGCAGAATGGCCAATGATGACTGGCTCCGCTATGCGCGAGTTTCAATACCTTGGCTTTAAGACTGTAGAGCAGGTAGCTAATGCAACCGAAGAGGCTAAGCGCAAACTAGGAACACTATCCAAGTTTGTAAAGATGGCTAAGGAATGGTTGGCCGCTGCTAATTCTGACCAGAACGATGTAGCTAAGCTTAAAGTTCAACTAGA